CCTCCGAAGTCCAAGAGCGGCCAGTTCCTACTGTCAATGGACGGCATCTACTACAACAGCCAAACCTCGTCATATGCTATGGGAGATGTCCCTACGCAGGCAGATATAGGATTTGTACCAGCCCCAGACAGGTGGAGAATGGATCACCCAGCAAACCTAGGAGGCAAAGGGTCTGGGTTCTCTTTAAACCAAGTTAACAAGTATGTTGGAACTATCTTCGATATAAACAAGATAGACAACACGGAAACTCTTCTAAAGCACTATAGGGCAGACACTCTTTATAATAATTTAGTTGGTCAGAAGAATATTTCTGTTGACGCATTAAAGAAAGAGAAGGCTGACCTATTAGCAGACGGTTATACAGAAGATTCTGCAATAATATTTAACATAGATCAAAACATATTAAGCGTTATAGGTGAGTATGATTATAAGATCAACAAAAGAAAGAAGCAGATCGAGGTAGCTGTAAAAGCTCCAGACTTCTTCGGACTAGAGCAGCCATTCTTCCCAGGACATGTTCCTGTTAACGATTTCTCATTCTTAAGTTCACTAAATCTTTCAATAGAGATAGCGGCTCAAAGAGACCTTACTTTTGATCATGGAGAGGTTAAAGATATAATCCTTCCTCTACGACCTATTTTCGTAAAAGCCAATGACTCTGAATACAGAGTACAAATCTCAGACCTTGAGGTTGCTGAAGTTGGTGTAGGAGCTTTAAAGGATTATGGAGATGCTTCATCTGTTGAAGAAACAGTACTATACATTACAGATGCGATAGAAACTAAAGGTCTTGAGGCTAGTTATTCTTTCTTATTACCTAATGTAGAGACTGTTGGTGACTCTATCCTGTATAGGACTTTGAATAATAATGGAGAGTCTGGATATCTAAATGCCCAGATATTAGGATCAGATACTTCTTCCGTATTCTTAAGTGGAGTCAGCATACCTAAACTAAAAGGAATGTGTATGTTCGGAGAAGCTTCCGATGGGTCTTCTGTAGCTGCTCCTTATACTCTAGGATCTGTAGTTAGAATACCTGACGCAGCCGCTACTCAAAACCTGATGTACAATGTCTCTGGATGTTCTTTTGATTTCTGGTTACATATGCCCAACTTTGGTCAAGCAAATAATCCTTACGAGCAAAACAACACTGCTACACCAGTGCTGAATGCGGAAGGGGCAGAATGGGTAGACCATAACTATTACAAGATTATACTTGCAAATGAGAATGTTGGAGGAAGTTACAAGACAGATCCTTCTGAAATGACCTCTGTAAACGGAACTCAAGTAGTAAAAGGTATGCTAATGGGTTTCACCAGAGACCCTCAAATAGTAACGGAAACCATAAAATCAAGAGGAAGCACCTTTAATGTAGGAGATAGTTTTGGTGTTGATACTTCTAGCACTGTAAGTTCAATAGCGTTCTTCATAGCACCTACTCAATCAGTTAATGGGAGCGATGTTGAGTTTATTAGAAAGGGTGAGTGTAATAACCTTGAGAACGGTTATCGTAAATTTGTAATACAAACATCATCAACTACTGATAGCGGCTATTCTCTCAACGATCTATCATCACAGTTCTCACATATAAGTGTGAGTATGGATGTCCAGAATGATGACCTATCTGTATATTTAAACGGTGAGTTGCTAGAGTCATCTTCATATTCAGAAGTTTTTGGAACAGAGCCGAAACATGCGGCTAGGCTACCCACCTTCATATCTCAAAAGCTAACAGACAATCCAAGTTTCTATTACTCACAAGATACCATACTAGCATCTACGCAAAGCCAGACCGCACTTAAGGCTGGGCCAGACACTAATACCTACTTCACACCTTGGATTATTGGAGGAGGCTGGACCGATGGTTTGCCCAAGGTAGGATTCATGGGAGAAGGTCACGGTCTTTCAAGTGGTCTAGGGGGTCATGTAGGAAGCTTTAAGATATATTCTAAACCACTAGATAGTATTGAGGTTACTCATAACTACAACGCTCATAAGAATTATTACAAGGATATTGATGTCTAATGGTTTTATACGGCAACAATCTATCGAAGGAGATTAACAAAGGAATCTCTCAAGGAGCCTTTCCAAAATTCAATGGAGTAGGCTTTCCTTTTGGAAAGTATGAATCTAATTATTGTCCAAAGGAGTATGGAACTGCCCTAATTAAATCTCAGATAAGGCAACTTCTTCTTGTTAATAAGGGAGAAAGAGTTATGCTGCCTAACTACGGTATAGGTATTAGAACCTACCTTTTTTCAAATATAACGCCTTCTGATTTGGCAGCCATAAAGCTTGACATTAAGGATGCTATTAGCAGGTACATCCCAAACTGCTCTCTACTTAACATAGAGGTAGAACTTGCAGAAAACTACAAGTTTAATGGTATGGATGGGTTGATAATAAAACTTTCAGTAAAGGCAGAGAAGATTAACGAGATACTTGATTTTAGTATAGAGCTATGAGTAACATCCCATACACAACAGCATCGACTGATTTTCTTAAGAATTTAGTCCCTGATATTGACAGTAGAGGTGATATCATTGATTTCACTGCTACTGATTTTGCTACATTAAGACAGGCTCTCATTGATTACATGAAGCTTGTTTATGGAGAGCAATACCAGAACTTCTCTGAATCAGATTTCGGAATGATGTTCGCAGAGCTTGTAGCTTATATGGGATCTGTAATGTCATACAAGGCAGACATGCTCGCGCATGAGGGATTTATTAAGACTGCCAAGGACAGAAACAATGTAAGGAAGTTACTTGAACTTATAGGTGTTAGAATGCGTGGCCCTGCTGGAGGAGCAGGAAAAGCTAGAGTTATAGCAGAGGATTCTTTACAGGGTGAGTCTTTCGAGGTAGCGGTTGAAAATAGAGTGATTTCTTTAAACTCTCCTAATGATGGTGGTCCTGTAAACTACACCTTGTATACAGCTACTGGAGGTATATTCGATAATCCTGAACCAGACGGGTCTATAGTGTTATTGTCTTCCACAGCAGATAATGAAGAAAAAACTGTATGGACTAACCTTGCACTAGTTGAAGGTTCTTTAGCAATTGATAGAGGAACCTTTAGAGATTTAGGAATTATTAAAGAGGTTACTTTACAAGAGGGTCCTGTTGTAGAAGGAAGCATTCAAGTTCTTGTAGATGCCCCAGGATCTAGCGCAAGCGGGTCGTACACAGAGGTAGAGAGTATTTATTCAGCTTCTTCTAGTGGTCATAGGATTTTCTCTGTAACTTATGATACAGATTATAACGCTACCATAATGTTTGGAGACGGAACTAACGGTGCTGTTCCTCCAACAAATGCCACTTACTCTATTTATTACAGAGTTGGAGGTGGTGAAAGGGGTAACGCTCCTAGAAGTTTCATTAATACCACTATAGTTGCTGGAGATGGAACCAACCTAACCCTAGAAAATATAGAGGCGATCACGGGAGGTACAGACGCGGAGACGGTCGATAGAGCCAAGAAATACGGCCCTCTTGCGTACAAAATGCAAGAGAGGCTAGTATCACTGGAGGACTATAGAACATTCGCCACACGCTTCGTAGGACCTACAGGATCAACTGCTAAAGCTACTGCGTCTACAAGGAAGGCGTTCTCTTCAGCAAATATCATAGATGTATTCGTTTTAGAAAAAGCTAACAACCTACAACTACAGAAAGCTTCTGTAGCATTCAAGGCTGCATTACTTCAGGCCATGAATGAAAAGAAGATGTTAACAGACGAGCTTGTTGTTGTAGACGGTCTTATAAGAACTGTAGATTTAGCTATGACAATCTATGTAGATAGGTTCTACAGACCCCGAGAGGTAGAGATTATAGAAAGTGCTGCTAGAGAAGCTACCAACTTCTTCCTAGCAGACAACAGGGAGTTTGGTGAAAGAATATGGCTAGAGGAAATTAACAGAGCCGTGTTCAATGCTGTTGATGAGGTTAAGATATCTAAAATTGATAACCTAACACAGGACATACAACTGAACTTTAACGAGATCATTCAACTAAATAACCTTGTAATAAACATTAGCTATGTATAAGTATTTTAAGAGAAACTACTACGATATTCTTGAGAAGATAACTCCTGAGATTTATCTGGAGGAAGATCTTAAGATAACATCAGACACAGAGGTTGATTCAATAAACCTTGTGTTGAGTAGTCTAGCTTTTTATACAGCGCATGTTTTTGATTTTACAGATCCAGTAGATCTAGGAAAGAACCTACTTCCTGTATCAGCGGTGGGATCATTTAGTGGGATAACTGATCCTAATTCTGGTCAGATGGCTAGTTATTTCATACCAAGAAGTAAACTATCTGAAATAACCCCATATGATTTTGAGGTTGAAGTATTACAACCGCTGGGCTACTCGTTAAAAAATTATACTACATCCGCAGACCTTTCCGCGTTTGTTAGCGAAACGCTTCTTCCAAGAATAAGACTGAACGGCCATGTGCAAGATTATGCATATCAAGACATGGCCGAAGCCACAGACTATGCGTTCGCTGCTGACTCTAGCGGAACGCATATCTATCTAGGAAACGCTTTAGGACTGTTCTACTTTCTAAATTATAACTCCTCTGGTGCTACGATACCTCCATATAAATTCTTAGAAGAGGACCTAGTTAGAAAATTAAGTACAGGTCAACCATTAACAACCCATGACGCTGTAAGATCGTTATTCAAAACCTTTTGGCATAGCTACGATTTCGTAAATAGCGTAGGACAAGGAGACCTTATTCCAGACAGATTCTTATCTGGAACAGGGATTCATACTAGTGGAACGCAGTCTCTAGAAAGGTTACTAACAGCGGTAGACATAATATACAAGGAATCTTCTTTAGGAGGGTTGGACAATTACTACAAAGATGCTTTCAATGAGCTTATAGAACTTGGAAGTATGCCTGAAGAAAAAATAAAGGCTGGTCCATTCGCAAAGTTCATGAGAGGTGTGT